GTGCTGACTGATACAAAATTAAAAAGTATGAAGCCGCAGGACAGGCTTTATAAAGTGTCTGATCGTGATGGTTTGTATGTTGCCGTCACAAAAAATGGAACAATTTCATTCAGGTATGATTACCGCTTTAATGGTCGTCGTGAAACAGTGACGTTTGGCAAATACGGGCCTGACGGTATCACGCTGGCACAGGCCCGCGAATTACTGAATGATGCGAAAAAGCAGTTGAATGCAGGAATATCACCGGCTGCAAGCAAGCGTGACGGTATCGATAAGCGAAAGGGCGCAACGGTATTCAGCGAATATACCGTCAGATATCTGCGTGAAGCCCGCCTGGCGGATTCGACACGGGCAATGAAAGCCTCGGTGATCGAGCGTGAGATAACGCCGGTGCTTGGTCGCTTGACGCTGGAAGAGATAAGCACGCAGCGGTTACGGTCATTGTGTGAAAAGATCCGTGATCGTGGTGGGCGGGCAACTGCATTGCAGGTACGTGAGATTGTCGGCGCGGTATTTGATTATACTATTGACCGCGGCTATGAGATCAGTAACCCAGCAGCAGGCATAAAAGCATCCACGATTGCCACCTTTGAGCCGCGTGAGCGTGCTATGTCACCAAAAGAGATCGGAATATTCTTCTGGGAACTGGAGAACTACAGTTGTTATCCCACTCTGAAACTGGCCGTTAAATTTGTGCTGTTAACCCTGGTGCGTAAAACGGAATTTATCAAAGCCACCTGGGAAGAAGTCGATTTTAAACGTGCTCAGTGGGTGATCCCGAAAGAACGGATGAAGCGCCGCCGGGAGCATGTGATTTATCTCTCCCGGCAGGCGCTGGATATGATGACCGGATTTCAGGTTTGCGCCATGGGGAGTGAATACCTGATCCCAGGGCGCTATGACATCCGTAAGCCGCTGTCGAACGCAGCACTGAATAATGTGATTGATGGTGTGGTTAAACGGATAAATGAGAAGGGAGTTAATTTTGAACCGCTGACGGTACATGACCTGCGCCGGACGGCCAGCACGCTGTTGCATGAGGCGGGGTTTAATTCCGACTGGATAGAGAAGTGTCTGGCCCACGAACAAAAAGGCGTCCGTGCCGTGTACAACAAAGCGGAATACGCTGAGCAGCGCCGCGACATGTTGCAGCAGTGGGCCGATATGGTTGACGGGTGGATTGAAGAGGGGAAAGCGGGGTAATTACTCGTCGCCTAACACTTTGCTGGCGATCAGGGATGAAAGATAACACGCGCCGACCGGCAGCCAGAGTGTGGAATAAAGCATCACGGCGGCTATGTCGGTGCGGGTATCTGCGCTTCTGCTCAGTTCTGCGAAGAGATAACCGGCAATCCACAGATAGAGTGCAATGATCAGCATCAGTGCCTCCTATCCGTTTTTGCGCTTGTTCTGTGCGTCATCGTCGCCGCACTCTTTTGAGCAGTACGCGCTGCCGGGCATAACCGGTTCATCACGGCACCAAATACAGAAACCGGTCAGGCTTTTCTGCTTTGGCGGCCGGTTGGCAAGCGCGGCAGTCAGTCGCAGTTCGTTTAAGTCATTGGCTTCATCGATAATATCGGCCATAAAATTACCTCAGTTGTATGTCACTGTTAACCTGATCCCCGTACACATCCCATTCACCGTATTTCTCCCTGGCAAACAGTTCAATGCGCGGGACATCGCCATATAACTCTTCCAACCGGTGATGTACTTCCTTCGGTTTCTCACTGTGCTCACCGAGGCAGGAATACACTATCTGCCGGACACTGGCCGACCGGCGCGGCAATCCCTTACCGCGGGTAGCAACTAAACACATTTCAATATTTTGACGAGTGTAGTTTCCGCAATTAATTTTCGTTTCGTTGTTTAATATCTCCATAAAATCGAAAGCATCTTCAGGTGGGTTTTTGTCTATCCGGTCTCCTGCATTTTTATTTAATTTCACCCATGCAAAACAGAACATATTTTTAACCTTGAAATTCCACGCCTCAGCAAGTTTTATCGCCTCAAGCGCAAAGTTACCCGTGTACCACATGCAGAGCACGGAGTTGTCAGAGGCTATATCTTCGACGTGTAGACGTTCGAGGGAGTAAGGGTCGGTGGTGTTGTAGTGGTTATCTGCTGCGCCGTTGGAGGATTTGTTGTTATATGACCAAGGGGGATCGGCTAACAGAAGGTCATATTTTTTCATTCTCCGCCTCTTTCATCATCAGGAATACTTCCATAGCAGCGCGTAGTGGGCTTTTGTTTTCTGATGATATCCACGGCTGATAGGTCGCGCCCCACACGCCAATCTCATTCCAGTCTGAAATTAGACTGATGCCGTTTTCAATAATAATCGGCATTGCATCCGCCGGGTTGTTGCATGGGTCAAATTTGATATCATCTGGAAACTCACCACTGGAATAAATCTCACACCCAGCGCAAAATATATATTTTGCAACTTTCAAATTAATCTCAAAGTCTGATTTGTCACGATATTTGTTCATTAATCTTCCTCGCTGATAAATATTCCACCTAAAGGTATATTGCAGTTACTGCAATGAGCCGTTTTGTATGGAGTGTCCTTTACATAATCCCACATGCTAGTGTTGTTTGCCTGCCCTGAACCATCCATATAATGGTGTGTATAAGCGAACCCTGAAATGCGAGATTTAATAGAAAATTCTTTGCATCCACATTTCGGGCATCGAGTTATTGATTTTTTTAGTTTCACTGTCATTTTTTATTCCCCACGAACCACCTCCGTACACACTAATTCAACATTCCGCACAGTCATTACCTGGACTGCGCGGCTCTCACATTCTTCGAGCGTATAAATATCATCGGTAACAGGCACAGCAGAGCCGTGCATCACCAGTAGTAATGCACGTTAAATATCAACGTAGTACAAAATTTCTCAAACTGAGTTATAGTGATATTGATTTTATATTATCAATGTGCAGTTTTATTTCACTAATGGCACTGTCGCAGTATGACTTAACCAAGTAAATAGTATTTTTGTCATTAATTTCATAATTTTCAATCTGTTCAATTATCAGGGTTTGGTATTGACGTATTGCGGTGTTAATAATTGAAATTTCCAAGAACATTTCTTTGCTTACATCAGCTGAATCATATAGACAATTAGATATAGTATTTACGTCTATGCTTCCGATGTATTTTAAAGCATCGGTTTTATTACCTTGCTTTGTTGAGCTCGTAGTCATGGAAAATGATATGAATGAGTTTAAAATAACGTCAATTAATATTAGTGTGATGGCGTTTTTTTTATCATTTGTTTTTTTAACTTCAGAGTTTAATTTTTCCTCTTTTTGATATAGATATATAAGGATTGTAACTATAATTCCAAGTGATGATAGTGCTGTAAAAAATGCTGAAAACTTAGATACTTGGTCACTTTTAGCATCCCATAGAAAATTTATTGTCAAAAATAAAATAAGAATTATAAAAATAATAGATAGTGAATACCTCATTAGGTTCACAATTTGATATTCTTTATTAACTGACATAACACCCCCTTATAAAAAGACGGCGCATTGTACCCTCATCAGTGACTAAACACATCCGTGTGCGTCACTATTGTGGCATTTGGTCAGTCAAGGTTGACAATCGCAGCCTTGTCGCCGGGTGACCAACTTAACTGTGGGTGATTAGCGATAACCTTATTGAGAGCTTCAAAGGCAAGGTATAGTTCTTCTGACACTTCGCCATCCTCCGGTAGGGAATCACAAAAAATATCATTTGGGTCTAATTGGTGTGGGTGATTCGGGGTGCAAATAATGAGTTGTAACTCACATAATCCAACACCTTCCTCGTCACAGTAATCACGGAGTTCATCGGCATCAAAGAAATATTTATCGTCGTTAAATAACACCAGCGGAGTTTCACTATCCCATTCAACTTTCGGCATTTTTTCAAATGTTGCATTCCGGCTTTCGGTTTGGCACTTAGTGCACCCGGAATTTTTGATAAATGGCGGTTCTTCCGGATGTTTTTCACACGCTATGTGAGTACACCCACACCATCTGGCAAGATGTTCATTATCGCCATAAAAATGACCCTCACGATCAACCCATCCGGTTACAGTCTGAATACTGGCTGCTTCAGGTGAGTTGTATAAAATAACCTTATTTTCACTTTTCATATTCATTCCTCTGTTATCAGCATCCCTGCATTACGCTTCATCCTGAAACGGTGGGGTTATCAGAAGGGGATATAATTAACTGCCGGGTATCGCCATCAATCACGCAGATAACACCGCTGATGGCGCACGAGAGTGCGATTCCGTGCAGTGACAGAATCGCGTCAGCGATATCAAAGCGCGCGCTGTTCATGCTTTGCCGCCTTTTTTGCTCGTACTTTATGAATGGTGTCGTCCGGAACCGCAGGATTCATGCCGCGTTCGGCGATCCACTGAATGACTTCACTTTCTTCCCAGCGTACCGTTCGTAGGGTAAACGCGGTGCGCTTCGGAAACTTACCTGCGTTTTCGTAGGCGTAAATAGTTGAACGGGACAGGCCGGTGAGGCGCTTCACTTCTTTGAAGTCGATAGGTTTTTTTAACGGGATCATGATTGCTCCTCTGTATTATCTTCATCTGCTTCCCATCCGCAGATAACGCAGTATTCGCGTGGTGTTAAACACTCACCGCATGGCGGGTTGATATGACATGAACAATTTTCAACAGGACGCTCCTCAATAACGCCGGGGCACCCGTTACGTCCGCAAATGTCACCTTCAAAATGACCAAGTTCCATAATTCCTCCTGTTAATGCACTTCCCTGTGCCGGTTATTGTCTGTATCGCCTTACTGATACTCAGGCTTCATATCACTCAACGTCATACTGAATTGCTCATGCAGCTCAGCGCCGAGTTTCGTTTTACGGGCATTCAGCAGTTGTTCCACTTTCTGAAATGCTTCTGCGGCTTCCGGTGTGCCTGGTTCCGGTAGTGAATTGATCTCCGCTTCCAGCAGGTTGCGTGAATCAATAACGTGATATGCCTGAACCGCTTTGTTTTTCAGTTCGGTGAACAGGGTGATACCCATGGCCTTTTTACCTTCATCAATCCGGCTGCGGATATCTTTCACGGCATCCAGTGTTTCGGCGGTATCGATAGCGCGGCGGATTTCCTCAGCATCGAATTCTTCGACCAGTTCACCGGTGACTTCTTTTACCGTCTCCGGCTGCCGTGGCTCTGTCTGCTGGTGGGATAACTCGCTGAGTGTTACGCGCTCTTTTGGCGGGGTGATGTCTTTCACCGGACGTTCTTCCAGCTCATCCGGGGTATAGACACCGAGGATCACCTCAGGGCAATAAAGTCTCGCCCAGTATTTCACTGCCAGATAGGCAATTTGCTGTTTCGGGTTGGTGGCCCACAACGGGGAGTTGCGGATGACCACGCTGGAAATATAAACCGGCTCACCCCAGGTGATTTCGGTATCACCGCGCAGGATCGCCCCGACACGAATAAACAGACCGTGCTCATCGGCATCCGTCCAGCCGCGAACGCGCTTTGTCACCTCATAGCTGCCGTTGCGGCCTGGTTTTGTTTCCGATACTTCTTTGCTGACTGTGCATTTTTCCCATCCGTCACCACCGTATTCATAATGGAAGCGCCCGTGAATGGCTGATGAACTTGAAATCAGGGCATTAACAAGTTGCGCTTCATAGCCGAGTACGCCGTTGATAATGTGTGTTTTCTGAGCCACGGCGAACGGGTTCATATTCCACTGTGCCGCCTGCATGGCGATTGCCAGGCAATCAGACTCCTGGCCTTTTAAGTGTGCTGGTACAGTTACTGTTCCGCGCGCCATTACCTCAGCAAAGCGCAGCATTTTGTCCAAGCCGTCAGCGCTGAAAATTGAAGGTACTGATTCTTGCGTCATTAATTCTGACATAGTGATATCTCCGGCCCGGCTATTGCCGGGCATAAAATCGGGTGGTTGTTACGCGGCGTCCATTTGCAGCGCTTCCAGGCGGCGCATATCGAAATCGTTCAGGCCGATAGTGAGCGTGGTGGTGACCGGTCCCGGCCATACATTGGTGTCCATAGCCTGGCGGATATCGCGAAGTGTCTTTTTGTATTCCAGGCGGCCGAGTTCCAGTAAATCCGGCGAGGCTTCGACCACGGCGACCCAGTTGTAATTTTCGTCTTTGTTAACGAAGATCCAGAAGAACTGGTCGAGTTCGGCAATATCGCAGTACATGGCCGCGCTGACGTGATAATCGCGGTTGAGTATTTCCCGGCGGATCATGGCCTCGATTACATCCTGCTTGAAACGTCCGAGTGATACCGATTTCAGGTCGAACCCGATACGGCTGTCCGAGGTGGATATTTCAAGGTCTGGCCGTACACGTACCTCAAGGCCGGTGTCTTCATCAATGCCGTAATAACTTACTTCCACGGCACGACCAGGATGATTAATCAGTGGTCTGATTTCAGGGTGCTGGTAAACAGCCTCCTGCATGGCTTTGCCGAGCTTTAACTGATCGCCTGTGATGCGGATACGTGATTCATCTGCCTGCCATGCCTGCATTAAATCATCAGCGAAAACAGTGCCCGGCGATACAGCTTTGATTCTGGCGATAAGATCTTCTTTCTTACCGGAGGTAATCAGCGGATCCGGCTTATTGCGTTCTGCTGCAACAAAATCAGGGTTGATTTCTTCCAGTGTTTGCAGCAGGTCGCCGCGTCCGCCGGATGTTTTCAGCGGTACCGGCAGAGTGTTATTGAACATTTTGATGCAGGCTTTCATTGCCGCGGCGGTGTGCTTTTCATGTTCCGGAATGGTGCGGAAAGCATCAGGCAGCGAAACATAGAGAGAACCGATTTCTTCAGCGTTACCGGACAGAGATAACGGCTGTGGCAGTGTGGCGTTATATACCTCAATAACTTCTTTCAGGCCGTCGTTGCTCATCACCGGCTCCAGACCGGCGTTATAACTCTCAATCCATTTCTTCATAGAGTCGGTATTGGTCAGTGCATCAGCCGGGATAACCGGCGGCAGGCTGAATTCCGTGTCCAGCTTTTCCGGCTCCAGTACCAGGGTGTGAAACAGGTTGCCGAAATCCAGCGCCTCTGAGCGTTCACGCTGAATCACTTTCGTGATGTGGCGGCGCTGGTAATACATCAGGCTGATCCGCGCATCTTTCAGCATGGTGCTGCTGATACCGTTCGATGCGTGATACGTTTCGTTAGGGATATCAGGATAGCGACCCGGCTCAAAGTGTGGCGCTTCTGTGGCAGCCTGACAGTCATTATCGGTCATCACCTCATCCTGTTGATAAACTATTTGTTTATCATTATTTGCAGCAGAATGATCAGCGGCCTCACACTGCGATTCAAAGTACTGCTTTTTGTCGCCGGTGGCAGGGTACTTATCCATATTTCTGATGATGTGTGCCAGCGCTTCAATGCATTGATCATCAGGCAGAGACTGTAAGCAGGTTGATGATGTGGCAGCGAGGCCGACACGGAAAATAATGTTGTCGTATTTCTCCAGCGCCGGGTTCGATTTATCGCCGTTGATACGGGCAATCAGGTCGGTCGTTGCTTTCGTTATATCAATGCATGCCTCGCCGCTGGCCAGCATTATCGCCGCGGCTAAATTGGCGTCCATACGTTCTTTATTGGTTGTTGCCATTGTGCTTACCTATAAGTTGATCTGTCCGTGCGGCGGTTTTGGTGGTGAAAGCCCACTTAATGCCGGTACGGAATGATTTGAACTGCTGTTGCTTGCCGCACACGATAAAAACGTGCAGGCCGTTGAGAATAAAAAATGTCATGTTATTCACCATTTAAATAAACTATTTGTTTATGTTTTGGCGTATAGCAAAACCGGCGGTTATCGCCAGTTCATGTAATTTTTCACGTTCCGATCCCGCGTTCCGGTTCTACGGGTTAGCGAGGACATTCTGCTGCATCAGAATTAGGGGTTGTGTTGCAGTCTCGATTGTTAAAGAGCATGACCAATGTGGTCAACCTGATATGAATAATAACCCGTAATTGAACGTTGTCAACAATAAAAAATAATAAAAGATAAACAAATTGATTATCATCACAACGAAAAAAAGCCAGCTCGAGGCTGGCCGATTTCGCATCTGTCTGAGTTTATTACCGGTTTTTCTTTATGATGAACTCGATAAAGTCCTGGATCTGTTCTTTCTCTGCCGGTGACAGTGCGGCATACCGTTTCTGGTCATACTTAATGACGTCGGTATCGTTGGACGGGATCAGCAGCTCATAGGCTTTACGACCCAGCGCCTTGGCGATAGAGTCCACGCTGTCCACGGTGGCACTGGTTTCATTCTTCACGATACGGTTAATCGTTGACTGACCCAGTCCGCTTTTCACAGACAACTGAGTTTGTGACTTCACGCCGTCTGTCAGCATAAAGGTACTAATGTTATCTGCCAGTATGGCGCCGATCTCGGTCGGTGAATAGATATCGTCGGTGCTTTCTGCCGGCCGGTTGTAATGGTCGGTATCCATCCAGTATTTTTGCACCCGTGTGACATGCTCTATCTTCCGGGCAACCGCGTCACTGATATTACGGTGGCTCTTCAAATCGGATGAGGAAAGGTAGCGGGAAATGATGTTCGGGGCGAACCCCAGCGCATCGGCCAGCGCTTTCTGTCTGCCATCGTAATACTTCTCCAGAATGAAGATGAGGTTATCTCTCCTTATCTCATTGATGTTTTTCATATGGGTTGCCTGATTAAAATGTATTCGTAAATGTTTATCTGATTCCGCCATTAAACAGAATCATGACCTTGTTGGTAAATGACCATGTTGGTTATTATTCTCAGAATGTTTAACGATAGAACAGGAAAAATATGGAAGATTTCAATTTTCAGGCATTCTGGAATGGTCTTAACAAAGAAGATCGTGTTGCGTTCGCAGAGAAAGCCGGGGTAACTGTCGGTTATATCAGGACACACCTGAGCTATGCCCGCAGACAGCCGGGACTGAAAACTATCAGGCGATTACACCAGGCATGTACTGAGCATGGTGCAGCAGTGACAATGGAAGAGCTGATAAGGTTCTTCGAGTGATGAACATATGGGGCCGCCTTGTGCGGCCTTTTTACTTTCTGGTTATGTGCAATAAACAATTATGCATTTAAGGTTGATCTATTTTTAAAATATGGCTAGCATTTACACATACACACAATTCAGCGGGGTAATGATGGAAATTATCAGCAGGAAAGAAGCAGCCTCGAAAGGGCTTAGTAAGTTTTTCACGGGCAGGAAATGTAAAAACGGCCATGTTGCAGAGCGCTACGTTTGTAACGGGGTATGCGTTACCTGCAATTTTGAAAACTCGACAACCTATCGCTCTGTATTAAAGCAGTTAATCAACAGTGCTAAGTGAGTGGTGCTTTTATGCGTGACTACGGGAAAGTTTCACCACAATTCTGGATAGGGAAGACCGGTAAAGAGATCAGGGAAAAAGGTCACGAAGCTCTTATTGTTTCCATGTATTTGCTTACAAATCCCCATGCCAATATGACAGGCATGTATTACCTCCCGGTCATTTACATGGCGCATGAAACCGGGCTGGGTTTGGAAGGGGCTTCGAAGGGGCTTCGAAGGTGCATCGAAGCGGGGTTTTGCCACTATGATGAGGATTCCGAGGTGGTCTGGGTGATTGAAATGGCAAAGTACCAGATCGCACCGGCGCTTAAAGCATCAGATAACCGCTGTATTGGCATACAAAGAGAGTATGACAGTCAGCCTAAAAATCAATTTTTATCAATGTTTTATCAGAAATATAAAGATTGCTTCCATATGTCGTCGGAAAGGAAACCATCAGAGAAAAAAGAAAGGGGCTTCGAAGGGGCTTCGGAGACCCTCGGAAGCCAAGAACAAGATCAGGAACAAGAACATAAAACAACTCTCTCAGGCGCGCGCGAAAAAAATTTCATTCCTGTTCCTGAGGCGGAAGATCCACCGGCAGGGAACTGGTCAGATTATCCGGGTAAATTCGCGATGACCGGACACTGGCAGCCGGATCCGGATTTCAGCCGTAAGGCGGCACAGTGGGGCGTGATACTGAATGAGCCGTACCGGCCCGAGGAACTGGCCGAGTTCATCACGTACTGGCAGGCGGAGGGGAAAGCCAAACACCATGCACAGTGGGAAATGGCATTTGCCAAAAGTATTCATCAGCAGCGCATGAAAACCAACGGGGGAAACAATGGGGCAAATAAACACAATCAGACCGGCAGTCCGTTTGCCGGAAAATCCAGAGCCATGCAGAAATTCCTGCAAAGCGTTCACGACAACCACGGACCAGAGGCTGTTGCAGCTCTGGTGGAAAATGATCGAGCTGTACGGGGACAAATGGACCAGGAAGAACAACGAGGAGCCGTCATCGATGTGGAAGCGAGCAACCGCCGGATTGAGTGACGACCAGTTTGAGATGATATTCACGTTCTGCCTCGACCGTTGCATGAACGGAAATCCGTGGCCGCCTGAACTGTCTGACGTGATTGTGATGCTGTCGGATAAGCTGGTGGACTCAAACGCATTCGGGATCCCGTTCGACGACATGCTGCGTGACTTCCAGAAATACCTGGCAAACCGGAGAAACTATCGCAGTGCTGAGATGTACCCATTCCGGCACCCGGTGCAGTACTGGATTTTCACGGAACTGAGGGACAAGGTTTACGATCTGCGACTGACTGAGCCGGAAGTTGAAAAGCGCCTGGCAAAGATGATCAGGCAGTGGGCTGACCGTGTAGCCAAAGGTGAGCCGATACCCCGTCCGGTTCTTCGCATGGAAGATAAAACCCGTCCGCCTCCGGCATGGATGGAAATGCTCGAAAGAAAGAAACAACGATCTGCCTGAGTGCATGAATCATCAAAATCGTAAGCCAGTACAACGCAGCGAGGTTTTAACTATGCGGTCAGTACGTTTTCATAATGTGGTTTTAAAAGTCTCTCAGAATTCGATACAGAGCGTTTCAACCGCATGCGGCATATTGGTATTTTTATTCTTGAAAAGATAAACAATATGGTTATATTTACCTGTAAGGTAATTACCGCGGGGGCTATATGCGGGTTCAGGACTACATCGTGAGGGTTCTTGCGGATAAGCCGGCTCTCACCGCCATGCAGCTGGTGGTCGCCATCAGGAACGACCACAAACGGAAGGTCGGGATATCTGCAGTGCGGTATGCGCTCGACCAACTGTATCGCTGGAATGTGATAGGGCGCAAAAGAAACTCATACAACTTCGTCCACTGGCTTCGGTATGACCACCGGGAAGGGCTTGAGAATCAGGCGCAGACCAGACGCGAGAATATCGCTAAAGCTCTCAGGCGCAGCCATGAGCGCAGTGAGGAAACAGCGGCGAAACCACGGGTGACAGAGCGGAAGCCGAGAGTACGCCAGCCGATTGAGCAGTACGGCGAACCGGCACGGATGCAGAAACTGTTTGATTCACTACTGAAAAAGGCCAGGAACAATGCAGGTTAATGAGTTCGATATCACGCCGGTACCAAAGCCGCGCATGACACAGCGGGATAAGTGGCAGAAACGACCAGCGGTGATGCGTTACAGGGCATTCTGTGACGAAGCGCGGTTACGCCGCATAGCGCTGCCTGAGTCAGGTGCTGAAATCGTGTTTCAGATGCCAATGCCGAAAAGCTGGTCAGGAGTGAAGAAGCGCAGCATGGACGGGCAGCCGCACCAGCAGAAGCCGGACGTCGATAACCTGCTTAAATCCCTGATGGATGCCTTGTTTGATGATGATTGCAAGGTCTGGAATGTGGCGGTTTCCAAGGTGTGGGGAGAGTCAGGGAAGATAACGGTAAGGTTACCGGAAAAGTCGACAATTCATGAACTTATTACCATCAGGTAAATAAGTGATTGAAATTGTTAATTGATAAATGAATAGGGTAAGAAATTATGAGCCAGAATTTACGGTGCCGGAGATGCAGAAAAATGACTCAGCGCTCCGAGTTGGCACTGGTGCAGCGAAAGCATTATATCGAGTTGGTCTGTCCTTCCTGTGGCTGTAAAAATTTCGATGTAGTGATTAATCGTGACATGTCACGGCAAGTCAATTAACCACCGGAGGAGTGATGAAAACCGTAAAAACGAGTGAGCTTTCAGGCCGGGCGTTGGATTATGCCGTGGCTAAATATCAAAAAATCGAAGATTGCCTGGTGATAACGCATGCCAGCAAAACAATTATTCTGGATGACATGATTTATTCTCCATCGACTAACTGGGCGCAATGTGGCGCGTTCGTTAACCAGCTATGGATCGAAATATCCGTGGAAGAAATCGATGGTGTTGATTATTGGTATGCATCACCGCCTCATCTGGTTGGCGACTATGCAACAGGCAACACACCGCAGGAAGCAATTTGCCGTGCTGTGGCTATGGTTGAGTTCGGCGACACAGTGGAAATCCCGGAGGAACTGCTGAAATGACAGCTAAAACCCCAGCAGAACGCAAAGCAGCACAGCGTAAACGCCAGCGTAGCGCTGGCATGGTGATTCCGCAGTGGCAGATTGAGGCCGAAGAGCATGAGATGATCAAACGTAACTGTGCACTGCGCCGTCCAGGCCGTGAGCCATACGACGAGGCCGAGTATATTCAGATGCTGATACGCAACGATGATGCGCGGCTTAAGCGTGAGATTGCGGAGCTGTCACAGCGCTGCTGTGGTAAGTGTGGTGAGGCACTGCCGGTCGCTGAGTGTTATCTGTCAGGTGATGCCGAATGCTGGAACACCAGAGGGTGGCATGAGATAAAATTGAAGGTAGAATAAGAGATAAATATTACTAATGGATATACATCAATGCTTGAATGCCTAGCTTTAGAAAATAATTGTATCAAGGATGCGTGGAACTGGACATATGAAAATTGGAGTTGGGGCTTTTTTATAGCCGTTCTTTCACTATGGTTTACGGCTAAGGCCCTAAAAAAAACAGATAAAGCCAATAAGTTGGCTGAGGTATCTTTAGGGCTAACAAGGACGTCAACTAAGATTGCCGAGGAATCATTACAAGCCGCTAAACAATCTATAGACACGTCTGTAGAATTATATGAAAAGCAAAAAAATGATGATGAGAAATCTCGGCAATTTATAAATGGGAAGAAATTATCCGCTAAGAAAAAAATCATTGAAAATGAAATTATTGATTGCTATATAAAATATATGGGGTTTTATAATATTTGCCAGGCAATTAAAAGCCGAAGTAATTTTGATATAACACTGGGATGTTTTGCTAAATCAATAGTTATTGCTATTGATAATGAGCGAAATGATGGAGTAAGAAGTCTGATTTATTTACCTAACCTTGATTTTTCTAATGAGTTTCTTGATGAATTATATTTTTTAGATGAACCATTGGCTGAAAAAATATCCTCATTAAAAGGTCATGTATTTCGTTGCTCTAATTTAATAAATCATATTGTAGGATGTATTGAGCAGTTTGAAGATGACTATGAATTCCTTAAGAGGTTTGTTAAAAAATTTGAATATGAGATTGATGCCTTTAAGTATGAATTAGAGAAAGTATATAAGTTATGTTCTCCCGATGAGGTTTCATTAGAAGATAAACACAAGTTATACACTATGTGAATTGATGTTTACATTTTTAATGGTCATAATAAACAAAGAGGTAATCATTATGACCATCAAAAGACCACGCAAACCACCAGCACGAAAGTCTACACCGCTGAACGCTCAGATGGAGCGTTTCTGTCAGGAATATCTCAAAGCGCCTGATAATCAGACTGATGCCGCCATTGCTGCCGGGTATGCTCCCGGTAGTGCTTGTAAGCGCGCATCGGTACTGATGGCAGATCCCCGTATTCAGGAACGTATCGCCCAGCTTATGCAGCAGCGGAACAAGCGCACCAAAATGAGCGCCGACACCGTACTTAAGCGGCTGGTGGATATGTTGGACGCGGATATCGCGGACATTCTCACCGAGAAAGGTGATATCAAGCCCATCAGTGAATGGTCGCCGGTATGGCGTAAATCGGTGGCCGCATTCGATATCATCGATATTGACGGTGATACCCGCCTGAAGAAAGTGAAACTCCTTGACAAACTCAAGGTGCTTGAACTTATCGGTAAGCACGTCGATATCAATGCATTCCGGGAGCGCGTACAGGTGGACGTCAATATCTCGCTGGCGGATAAACTCGCAGCGGCACGTAAACGGGCAGCCGAGGGCATTGAGTAATGACAGATGCCGCCACCGCGTCACCGGAAGAACAGCTGATTGATGATATCGCCATGTTCACGCATGACCCGCTCAGTTATGCGCTGTACGCATTTCCGTGGGGCGAGGCGGGCACCGAACTGGAAACAGCCGGCGGTCCGCGTCAGTGGCAGGCGGAGGCTTTGGGTGAAATCGGCCAGCACCTGCGTAATCCGGACACCCGGCATCAGCCGCTGCTGCTGGCTCGTGCATCCGGGCACGGTATCGGTAAATCAGCATTTATTTCCATGGTGATTAAGTGGGGCATGGACACCTGCGAAGATTGCAAAGTCGTGGTCACCGCCAACACCGAAAACCAGCTGCGAACCAAAACATGGCCGGAGATTGCCAAGTGGCAGCGTCTTTCCATCACCCGCGACTGGTTCACCTGCACCAAAACCGCCATCTATTCCAACGACCCGAACCACACCAACGCATGGAGGGCAGATGCCGTGCCGTGGTCAGAGAACAACACCGAGGCATTCGCCGGGCTGCACAACCAGGGCAAGCGTATCATTCTGGTATTCGATGAGGCGTCCAATATTGCCGATCTGGTGTGGGAAGTAGCTGAGGGGGCGCTGACGGACGAAAACACGGAAATTATCTGGATTGCGTTTGGTAACCCGACCCGTAACACCGGGCGCTTCCGCGAGTGCTTCCGCAAGTTTAAACACCGCTGGCGCACAAAGCAGATAGACAGCCGGACGGTGGAAGGCACCAACAAAGAGCAGATCAAAAAATGGGAAGAAGATATGGGGGAAGACAGCGACTTCTTCAAAATCCGTGTGCGCGGTATCTTCCCGTCAGCTTCTGAAACGCAGTTCATCCCTACCGGCCTTACCGATGCTGCCATGAAACGGACGGTAACCGCTGCTGAGGTGGCTCACGCGCCGGTAATCATCGGCGTTGACCCTGCCTATTCCGGAGCTGATGATGCGGTGATCTACATGCGGCAGGGGCTGCACTGTAAGTTTTTATGGTCTGGAGCTAAAACCACCGATGATGTGATCATGGCGAAACGCATTGCTGACTTTGAAGACAGTCTCCAGGCGGATGCTGTGCATATCGATTTCGGCTACGGTACCGGGATTTATTCCGTTGGCATGAACTGGGGGCGCGACTGGCAGTTGGTGCAGTTCAATGGTTCATCGACTGACCCGCAGATGGCTAACAAGCGCGGTGAGATGTATAACAGCGTTAAAACGTGGCTCAAGATTGGCGGGGCGCTGGACGATCAGGAAACCGCTGACGATTTATCTACTGCTGAATACAAAGTCCGCCTGGACGGTAAAATACTGCTGGAAGCCAAAGATGATATTAAAAAACGTATAGGCCGCTCTCCGGGTAAAGGTGATGCGCTGGCGCTGACATTTGCCTATCCGGTCACCAAAAAAGACCCGCAATTCAAACAGAACCTCTCTCACGGCTCAGTGGTAGCCGACAACGATTACGATCCCTACGCCTGAATAACAGATAAAAAAATGCCCTCACGAAGAGGGCAAAGCTGTAGCACTGGCAACACCTGTTATGGAGGGTAAAGAGAATCACGGCTGAGTGATAAACAAAATGTTAGTCTTGTTTATTTCAAATGTCAATTAACATGATATACAATCCATATAAAGTAATTGCGTTTATCTTATTGAGGTGTGGATATGTGTGGATTCAGCAAGCCGAAAATCAGTACGCCGCCACCGGTTCAGGCAGCACCACAGGAGCAGGACGAAGCTGTCACCAGTAGCCGTGATGAAGAAATGCGCCGCCGCCGTGCAGCATCAGGCCGCAAGTCAACCATGCTGACCGGTTCGCAGGGTGCCACCGGTGCCGCGTCCACCAGCGGTAAAACGCTGTTAGGCCAGTAATTACAGGGGCGGATAATGTCAGATAGCCTGAAGCAGCAGTTAAACAAGCAACTCTCTCAGCTGAAAGCCGAGCGACTCTCTTTTGAGCCGCACTGGCGTGAGCTGTCTGATTTCACCCGCCCGCGCAGTACCCGATTTACCGCCTCGGAAGTTAACCGAGGTGATCGCCGTAACAGTAAGATTATTGACCCTGCTGCCGTCATGGCGGCGCGTACCTTATCCAGCGGCATGATGTCCGGTATTACCAGCCCGGCACGTCCGTGGTTCCGTCTGGCGACACCTGATCGTGATTTGATGGACTACGGTCCGGTGAAACTCTGGCTGGAAACTGTCGAACAGCGCATGAACGAAGTATTTAACCGCTCCAATCTCTACCAGTCACTGCCGCTGATGTACGGGGATTTAGGCACGTTCGCTACCGGTGCAATGGCTGTTGTCGCCGACCCGCAGCGGGTGATCCGTACCGTACCGTTCCCGACTGGCAGCTTTTACATTGCCAACGGCGCGGATCTGAGTGTCGATACTGCCGTCCGTGAATTCAGTATGACCGTGCGTCAGGTGATCACTGAGTTCGGTATGGATGCTGTCAGCGATACAGTGAAATCACAGTGGAACAGCGGTCAATACGGGCAGTGGGTGAATGTGGTTCACGCGGTCTATCCGAACCTTGATCGCCAGACCGGCAAACTCGAAGCGAAACACAAGGCGTACAAATCCGTTTATTACGAAGCCACCAGCACTGACGACAAGCTGTTGCGCGAATCCGGTTACGACGAATTCCCGATCATGGCGCCACGCTGGGAAGTGAACGGAGAGGACGTTTACGGCTCATCCTGTCCCGGTATGGTGGCGCTCGGCAGCGTGAAAGCTCTGCAACTTCTGCAGCGCCGTAAAGCGCAGATGATCGACAAAATCACCAACCCGCCGTTACAGGCTCCGGCCTCTATCAAAAGCCAGCGAATTTCGACTATCCCCGGCGGGATTAACTATCTGCCGATGGCGGACGTGAACAACCAGATCAAACCGCTGTTCCAGATACCGGCCAACGGCACCAATGGCCTGCTGGAAGATATCCAGGACACACGCCAGATTATCGACCACGCCTATTTCGTTGACCTGTTCCGCATGATGCAGACCGTGAATACCCGTTCAATGCCGGTTGAGGCCGTAGCAGAAATGCGGGAAGAAAAACTGCTGATGCTGGGACCGGTATTGCAGCGCCTGGACTCTGAACTGCTGGATAAGCTGATTAACCGCACGTTCAGCGTGATGGCAGAGAACAACCTGCTGCCGGTACCGCCGGATGAGATGCAGGGCATGCAGCTGAAAGTCGAATATATCTCAGTGATGGCGCAGGCGCAGAAAGCGATCGGCGTCAGCAGTATTGAGCGTTTCATCGGATTCACCAGTGGTATCGGTCAGTTCAAACAGGAAGCCCTGGACAAAATCAACGTGGACGAAACTATCGACGCCTACGCCGCATCAATCGGGGTTCCGCCGTCAGTGGTGGCAACCAATGAACAGGTGGCGCAGATCCGTGAAAACCGCGCTCAGCAGCAGGCCATGGCACAACAGATGCAGATGGCGCAGGCCGCTGTCGGTGGCGCTCAGGCGCTGGGTAATACACCGATGGATGATAACAGCGCATTGGCAGCGCTGGCCGGAGGTGGTCAGTGACAGACGCACCGGAAACCTATCTGCTCACCCCGCAGGAACAGGCCGCACACGATATTGCACAGCGCGAGCAACAGAAACGCGCTGATGATGACCTGAAATCAGTTATGTCAACAGAGGAAGGCCGGCGGTTTATGTGGCGGTTGCTGGGTGAAAGCAATGTGTTTGGCTCATCTTTCTCAGCAGATCCGTATCTGACAGCCTTTAAAGAGGGCTGCCGTAATTTTGGTTTACAGATGTTTGAAGGGCTTCATCGTGTCTGCCCTGAACTCTATGCACTGATGGCTGATGAAGCCGCGAAACAACAGGAGAAACAATCATGAACTTATGGCAGCGCTTAATGACGCGTCGCTTGTGTGAAGAGCAGAACGCGGAGGGTGGTGATAATGGCGGAGCGGCTCCGGGTACAACAGGCACACCGGCTGGTACAGAAACACCACCAGCGAATAACGGCGGTACTCCTGCGGGTAATGAGCAGGATAAAGGTACTGAGCAACCGGCCAAAGCCCCGAAAGCAGATCCCGGTAAACCCGCTGTAGCAGCACCGGAAAAGTATGAATTTAAGGCCGCAGAGGGTCAGGAGCTGGATGCCGAAGCAGTAAAAGCCTTTGAGCCGATCGCCAAAGAGCTGAACCTGAGCAACGAGCAGGCGCAAAAGCTGGTGGATGTGTATGGCAGCAAAATTATGCCGAAGCTGGTTGAGCAGCAGGCGGCACAGTGGCAGCAGCAGATTGAGCAGTGGGCTGAACAGGTTAAGGCAGATAAAGACCTTGGCTCTGATGCTTCTATTGGCGCGGCGCAGAAAGCCATGGATAAGTTCGGTTCACCAGAGCTGAAACAGTATTTGAACGAAACCGGCCTCGGAAATCATCCGGAGCTGGTGCGTATTTTTGCCAATATCGGCAAAGCCATGTCAGAGGACGGTCTTGTCACTGGCAATAGCGGCGGCGCGAAGAGTGCCGCTGATGTGTTATTCGGATAATTAAGGGGAAACCATGCCAGCTCTTACGCTTATTGACTGGGCTAAACGACAAGGCCCTGACAGCAAACAGGCAAAAATTGTCGAATTGCTGAATCAGACCAACGAGATCCTCGACGATATGCTTTTTGTCGAAGCTAACCAGGCAACCGGACATCGCACTACAGTGCGTACCGGCCTGCCGTCTGCAACGTGGCGCATGCTGAACTATGGTGTGCCGCCAAGTAAATCAACCACCGCACAGGTTACTGATACGGTCGGGATGCTGGAAACTTATTCCGAAGTGGATAAAGAACTGGCTGATCTGAACGGTCAGACTGCGGAGTTTTTACTCTCTGAGTCACTGGCGTTTCTGGAGTCGATGAACCAGGAAATGGCAGAAACACTGATCTACGGTGATACCACGGTACACCCGCAGCGCTTTACGGGGCTGTCTGCCCGTTTCAACAGCCTGGCCGCGAAGAACGGGGTAAACATCATTGATGCCGGTGGTACTGGCAGCAATCTGACCTCTATCTGGTTGGTAGTATGGGGTGAAAATACCGTTCATGGCCTGTTCCCGAAAGGCTCTAAGGCTGGCCTGCAGCAGGAACACAAAGGTCAGGTTACGCTGGAAGATGAGAACGGCGGGAAGTACGAAGGTTATCGCACTCATTTCCAGTGGAAAAATGGCCTGACAGTCCGTGACTGGCGCTATGTGGTCCGCATTGCCAATATCGACATCAGCAAACTGAAGAAAGACCCGGAAGCAGCCGATTCGCTTGACCTGCCAGATCTGCTGATTCAGGCGATTGAGAAGATCCCTAACCTCGCAATGGGTCGCCCGGCAATCTACTGCAATCAGGCTATCCGCAGCTGGATGCGCCGCCAGATTAAAAACTCCAAGAACGTCAATATCTCCATGCAGGAAGTGGCTGGTAAGAAGGTGGTGTCGTTCGATGAGATCCCGGTGCGCCGCGTCGATTCCATTCTGACTACCGAAAGTCAGGTTAAGTAACCGCGTATGCCGGGCGGCATCAGCCTCCGGCAACCTTTTAACAGGGGTAACAACAATGATTTTAGATAAAGAAACGATGTTCTCCGTCGATCAGGCGGTTACTGCATCAGCAGCCGGTACCGGCATTATCGACCTCGGCCCGCTGCGTAATGATTTCCGTGATATCGGTATTGGTGAGCCGCTGGAACTGTTCGCACAGGTGACAGAACAGGCCAAGGCTACCGGTGATGCCACGGTGCAGATCAAACTGGAAACCGCGTCTGATAAGGCATTCACAGATGCTAAGGCTATTTTTCTGTCTGAGGTTATGCCGATTGCATCACTGAATGCCGGTAAGCGCATTGTTGCCAAAGTGCCGCAGGGCAGCCTTAAGTTTCTGCGCCTCCAGTACATCGTGGGTGATGGCCCGTTAACAGCGGGTAAGTTCACAGCAGGCATTATCCTGAATGTGGATGCTCATCCGGTCTATGAAGCTGTCAGTAATTAAGGTGTGACATGTCACGATATAAAGTGTTGAAGAAATCCTTTATCAATGGCCGCCTGCTTTATCCCGGTGAAGAAGTTGAGTTCACAGGTATGGCCGGAAGTAACCTGTTTCTGATTGAAACCGGTGAGCGCGTAGCTGCGAATGAAGGTGCCAATGCCGGTGACGATAATCACGATGGCGGTGCCAATGGTGATAGCGGCTCCGGTGTTCTTGGTGGCGATGGCGGTGCCGGCACTGAATTAACAGCGCTGCAGGATCAGTACCAGCAGTTGTTTGGTAAGAAGCCGCATCACAATGCCGGTGCCGAAAAACTCCGCGCGGATATCGATGCGAAACGTAAAGAGCTTGGGGTTTAACCCCCGATTCAAAAGGGGGCGAAAGCCCCTTTTTCTTTTTCTATACATATACGGGGAGAAACCACAGTGGCCTCAGAAATCGAAATCTGCAATATCGCGCTCAGCCGCATCGGTAACAGCCGTTCCATAAACAGCATGACTGAGGCCAGTAAAGAAGCCAATCAGTGCAGCCTGCACTATGAGCAGTGCCGTGATGCAGTGCTGTCAGACTTCCCATGGAACTTTGCTGTTAAGCGCGTGGCGCTGGCTGATACCAATAATCCGCCGCCTGAATGGAAATATGCTTACCGTTACCCTACGGACTGCATGAAAGCCATTTCCATTATCCGTCCGGGAGAAAAGTATCACCGCCCTGATACCGCGATTCATTTTCAGGTTGGTGCTGATGAAGACGGTACCGGAAAACTGATTTATACCGATCAGCCGGAGGCGTGGCTGCAATACACCGCCCGGGTGACAGACGTCAACATGTATGACGCACTGTTTAAAGATGCGCTGGCGTGGCGTCTGGCTGCTGAACTGGCGCGGCCTCTGGCATCGAATGCCGGTATCGGTAATGAGGCGCTGCAACTTTACCAGATGACGATCGCCGGTGCGGCGGCTCACTCCCTGGGTGAATCATCAGAGCCGGTCGATTACATGGATGAGTTTACCGCAGCGAGGTTATCATAATGGCCTACAGTATTATTCAGCCGTCATTCTCCGGCGGCGAAATCGCCCCGAGCTTATACGGGCGTGTCGATATGGCGAAGTACGCTACAGCATTACGCAAGTGCCGTAATTTCATTGTCCGGCAGTACGGCGGGGCAGAAAACCGCCCGGGCACCCGTTTCATTGCCGCGGCTAAATACGGCGACAAAAAATGTCGCCTGATCCCGTTTCAGTTCAGTACGGTTCAAACCTATGCGCTGGAGTTCGGCGATCGGTATATCCGTGTGTTCAAAGATGGCGGGCAGGTGCTGTATGCCGATGGTGAGCACAAAGGTGAAGTATTTGAACTGGCGACACCATATGCAGAATCTGAACTGTTTAAGCTGAAATTCACGCAGTCTGCTGACGTAATGACCATCGTTCACACCGATCACCCGCCGATGGAACTACAGCGTTACGATCACGATGACTGGCGGCTGGCGGAAGTGGAGACAAAGAACGGCCCGTTTGAGGACATCAACACCGATAAGGCGATCAAAGTGTACGCGAGCGCTAGTACCGGCACAGTGACACTGACAGCGACACACAATATCTTCGGCGGTGAACAGGTGGGGAAACAGTTTTACCTGGAACAGCGTGCTGTTGATGAAGTGCCGGTGTGGGAAACAGATAAAGAAACCGCAGTGAACGATCAGCGTCGTGCCGGAAGTCACTATTACCGCGCCAATACTGCCGGTAAAACCGGTACGCTGCGTCCGTCTCACACCGAGGGCATGAGCTGGGACGGATGGGGCGGTGATAACGGCATCCAATGGGAATACCTGCACAGTGGATTCGGTATCATCAAAATTGAATCTGTCGGCAGTGACGGTAAATCTGCTACCGGGAAAGTCATTTCTTATCTGCCTTCCAACGCTGTCACAGCGGCCAATGCCAGCCACAAATGGGCGCGGGCAGCATGGAATAAAGAGCTGGGTTATCCGAGTACCGTGACCTATTACCAGCAGCGCCTGTTCTTTGCCGGATCCCGTTCTCAACCACAAACAATATGGGCCAGCCGCAGCGGCGATTATAAAGACTTCGGACGCAGTAACCCGATTCAGGATGACGATCGCATTATCTACACCTATGCCGGGCGGCAGGTGAATGAAATCCGCCACCTGATTGACGTCGGTTCGCTGGTGGCGCTGACCTCCGGCGGAGAGTATCAGGTTACCGGTGATCAAAATAAGGTACTCACCCCGGCCAGTTTCGCTATGTCGTCACAGGGTGCCAACGGATCCAGTAATCTGCCACCGATTGCCGTGGCGAACATTGCACTGTATGTGCAGGAAAAAGGCAGCGCTGTCCGTGATCTGGCGTATTCATTCGATGTGGACGGGTACCAAGGCACAGACTTAACCATTCTCGCCAATCACCTGTTCCAGAAGCACCAGATTGTTGACTGGGCTTTTTCGACCGTTCCTTATTCCGTTGCCTGGTGTGTCCGGGATGATGGTGAACTGTTGGCGTTAACCTATCTGCGCGAACAACAGGTTTTCGCCTGGGCGCCACAGTATACTGACGGTGAATTTGAATCTGTCTGTACCATCAGCGAGGGCACAGAAGATGCGGTGTACTTCGTGGTGAAGCGCAAGGTCGGTAAAAAGGTAGTCCGTTATGTTGAACGGCTGGCGAGCCGGTTATTTACCCGGACGGAAGACGCGTTCTTTGTGGACTCCGGCCTGAGTTATGACGGGCGTAATGCGGATCCGGATAAAACGGTCGTTATTACCGGCGGTGATGGTGACTGGTCATATCAGGAAGAATATCGCCTGTCTGTGCTGGCTGACAACGTGTTCAAAGAGAGCGACATCGGTAATGAGATCCACATCGACTACACCGAGGATGATGAGAACAAAATACTGAAATGCCGCATTGTTGAAGTCATTAATAGTAAAGAAGTTACAGTGTCACCTAACCGTAATGTGCCACCAGCGTTACGCAGCACGATGACAGAGGCATGGGGCTTTGCCCGTAAATTCTTTACCGGTATCGGGCACCTGGAAGGAAAAACCGTGAATGTGCTGGCAGATGCCAATGTAGCGCCGTCGGTTGTTGTCTCCGGTGAACGGGTGGAAATCGACACGCCGTCAGTAGTAGTGCATATCGGTCTGCCGGTAACCAGCGAACTGGAAACGCTGGACATCCACATTAACGGGCAGGAAACGCTGCTGGATAAAAAGAAACTGGTAAAAGTCGCCAGTCTTATCGTTAATTCCAGCCGTGGCGTGTGGGCAGGTACCGACAAAGACCACCTGTATGAATACCCTCAGCGTGAGTTTGAGTATTACGACAACCCTGTTGATGATGCGACCGGCATTGTGGAAATCAATCTGGACTCCAACTGGAGCAAAAACGGTCGTGTCTTTATCCGGCAGGAGGATCCGCTGCCGCTGTCCATCCTCGCGGTTATCCCGCGTCTTGATGTCGGAGGGTTTTAACCGATGGCGAACGTACAGATTATCCCGGCAACTGCTGAACATATTCAGCGGCTTCTGCCTTATGTCCGCCAGGCTGATCACGATGAGTTTGCGGCATTCTCCGGACAGACGGCAGAGCAGGTTCTTATCCGTGGCGTTACCTGTTCGACAAAGGCGTGGTCTGGTCTGATTGACGGTCAGGTCGTTACAATATTTGGTGTGGCTCCGGGGTCTATCCTGAGCGGTGTGGGGATCCCGTGGCTGGTGAGTTCATCTCACCTTGAAACGCACCAGAAAATATTCCTTCGCCGCTGTAAACCAGTACTGAAAGCCATGCTGTCGATCTATCCGGTACTGGAAAACTATGTGGATGTGCGTAACCACGTTGCGAAAGCCTGGCTTCATTGGCTGGGTTTCCGACTGGAACCGGCGGAACCGGTCGGTTTAATGAAACTGCCTTTCCATCACTTCACCATGAGGGCGAAATAATGTGCGAACCAACCATGCTGGCGGCCGCCGCAATCGGCACCGGAGCTATGCAGGCATACAGCCAGTATCAGTCCGGTAAATTTAACGCTAATGTCGCAAACCAGAATGCCAAACTGAATGAAGCTGCAGCGGATGATTCCATTAACCGTGGTAATGCCGAGGCAGCAAAGCAGCGTTCCCGTGCGCGGCAGCTGGCAGGGACTCAGGCGGCCACTATGTCGGCCAATGGTGTTGATCTCGGTGCCGGTGGTGCGCTGGATATCTTCGGCGACACTGCGGCCATGGGTGAACTCGATGCGCTCACCGTGATGAATAACGCCTCCCGCGAAGCATACGGCTATAAGTTGCAGGCGGCCAATGACCGGCTCAATGCGAAGATGTCGCGCCGTCAGGGCAATATTGGTGCAATCGGTACGATACTGACCACGCCGCTGAATGCATGGGGTGCGTACAAAGTGGCAGGCGGTACCGGCAGTATTTTCGGATCCGGTGCGACTAAAGCCGCATCAGGGACCGGATCAAACCTGTTTGATGTGACACGCCAGACCGGCAACTACGGACGATTCTTTTAACGGAGGGCGCTATGCCGACAGTACCAACCTATAACGAAAGACAGGTCAGCAGCAGCCCGTTGCCAGCCAACGGATTCAGCGCACAGTCATCACCTGAACACTTCGGTGCCGGGCTGGCACAGGCCGGTGATCAGTATATCAATGCTTTTGCTGAGGCAAAGCAGCGCGCCAATGTGGCGTTGTCACAGGATGCTGCGTTACAGCTGCGACAGAAAGCCAATGAACTGATGACCGATCCGCAGAATGGTCTGCTGGCGCAGCAAGGTAAAAACGCCATAGGTAAGGCGGCAGAGTACCAGAATCAGTTTGATTCTTTCGCCGGAGAGATTGCGGCCACACTGCCGGATGATAATGCGCGCGGACACTTCATGCAGCAGGCGCAGGAAATGCGCTTGCAGTTCGGCAGTCAGGCGAATAAGCATGAGATGGGGCAGATTCAGTCATACGAAACAGATCAGTTCCAGTCTACGCTGACACTGAATGCGGAAACGGCCGCCACGCAGTATGGTGATAATCAGGCGTATGTCTCAACCAACAAGCAGGTGTTTCAGCAGATAGAAGAATTTGGTCTGTCTCACGGCTGGAGTGATGAGCAGATCTTGGCTAAAAAGCAGGAGTTTAAAACCAGCACTGCGCGCAAAGCCATTGAGAACCAGATCGGCGCGGACTATATGCAGTTCATGCAGCAGAACGGTGAACCGTCCAGCCTTGGCGGCGTTAGCCGTGCATCGGAATACTATGGTGGTGATGTCGGATCTGTAAAAGGCATGACGCAGCAGGGCAATATCAATCTGATGAATCGCCCGAAAGTGCAGAACGAAGACGGGTCTGTCAGCACAGTAAGAACGATATCTGTCGGTACCGATGAAGGGGAAGTGCTGCTGCCGACAGTAAGCGATGATGGTAAATTGCTGACCGACGATGAAGCCATTGCGCTGTATGAAAAAACCGGAAAACACCTGGGTATTTTTGATAACCCGGATGATGCCACGGCATACGCTGAGCAGTTGCATAACCAGCAGGAGCAGTTATACGTTCAGGGTGGCAGCAACGGCAACGCCCGCGGCGTCCGCAACAATAACCCGGGTAACATCCGTAAATCAAAAGATGTATGGGTAGGTCAGACGGGTAATGACGGTTCTTTTGTCACCTTCGCTACACCGGCACACGGTATCCGGGCAACCGGACGTAACCTGCTGTCGTATGCCCGTCAGGGATATGTCACACCGGAACAGATAATCACCCGCTGGGCACCGCCGGAAGATGATAATGACACTGATGGGTATATTAAATTTGTCTCTGAATATCTCAATGTCCCGCGTGACACCCGCCTTGATTTAACGGATCTGAACACACTGACACGCCTCTCAATGGCGATCATGATTAAAGAGAACGGGCAGAGCGAGTTTAATAAAATTTCAGGTGATGATATCTCGAACGGCATTCAGGCTGCACTTGGGCTGGTGGATTTATCACAGACGGCGCAGTCAGCATCCGGCGGCCAGCCGGTACAGGTTCCAAAGCGCCTCACCGGGTCCGCGGCATTCGATGCACTCGACCAATCAGACCAGGCGAAATATCTGCGCCAGGCTGAGCAGATGGATAAACAGCGCCAGCAAAAAGCACAGGAAGAGCTCGGCACCAGAATGGCAGATGCCTACGCTGCGTGGGAGAACGGACTGGATGCACCCGGCGCGCCGTCAGCGGGTGAAGTCATGGCAGCCTTTGGCTACGATAAAGGTACCAGGATGCTGACTGATATGCAGGAGGCGAAACGCTATGCAGGTCTTATTTCAGCAGCAAAAGATATGACGTCACAGGCTCAGCGTTCATTGCTTGAGCAGATAAAGCCAGACCCGTCACAACCTAATTACGCCAGCAGCATGCAGCGCTGGGAGCGTTTCGGTAAATTTGTTGACAGCAACATTAAGGCACAGGAAAAAACATTTTCCGCAAACCGCTTGGAGCTTTCAATACAGAATAACTTTCCGCTGGATCCGACAGACAAAAATAACCAGGAGGCAGCGGATAACTATTTCGAGAAAAATCTGCAATCCGGTTTCAGTCTGCGTGATGAAAACAGCCTGAATGCCGTTGCTGAACTTTCCGCGCGTACCGGTATTATTCCGTCTCAGGTAAAAACAATCTTCAATACCGGTGCAACATCCAAGGATCCGGAAGTGGTTCTGCCGATTGCCAAAATGTACGGGCAGATTTTTGATAATAACCCGGCCGCAGCAACTGATATGCCATCATCAACCATGGCCTATTACACCAAAGTGTACGAACTTAACCGCGCCGGGATGCCTGAAGATAAGGCAGTGGAAACAGCGTACCGCCTGACTTATGAACAGGATGACCGCACGAAGCAGATGATCGCAGCACAGGTTCGTGACAAGGATTACATGAAGGGCCGAGATAAAGCGGCGCAGGCAAATATCAACAGCTTCTATACGCTTGGCGGATTCTCGTCTCCTGGGGCGGATAAACCGGGTATCAATAACCGTGAATACCTGCGGGATTACCAGACGCTTTATGATGCCAACTTTGCCGAAACTGGTGGTGACGCAAAACTGACTCAGAAAATAACGGATGCTCAGGTGAAAAAGACCTGGGGTGTTACTTCGGTAAACGGCAAAGAAGAAATAATGAAATACGCGCCGGAAGCTGCTTATGGTATTACGTCATCTGGTGCCGGTAACTGGATTCAGGGTCAATGGGAAGAGGATAAAAGACAGCTGGCATCAAAAGTATTCGGCGGGCTGCCTGAAGATGCAGAAATCGTTCTGGTACCGGATGCTGTTACTCCACGTGATCTTAGTTATGGCGTGATGGTTAAACAAACTGGTAGTGACGATGTACCAATTTACCTTCCGTACTATGGTGACAACGGGCAATTGGTTCGCTTTAAGCCGGATCAGGCAACATCACCGATGTACCGTGAAGTGATGGAAGATCGTAAACAAAGCCTTAAGGATGCTGCTGATAAGCGCAAGAAGAATGAACTTATCCGGGATGGTGGCGTTGATATATACACGAACCCACTTGGTAATCATTTTATATGGGGGAATAAATAATGCCGATCTATGAAATGGAACCGGAGCGTATCCTGTCTGCTGACGTAAACGCCATGCAGCAGCCCGAGCCGGTATACGGTGATAATGAAAAACCATCCTGGTATGCGCCACTGAATCCGCTTGATGACAGCAACGAGACAAAGCGCCTGCGTGATGCTGCATTCCGGATTGATAACTCTGTCGGCAGTCTGATCGCCACCATACCGTTTAATCAGTTTGAGGCGGTAGAGGGCTATAACCCGTTTGAAGACGATAATACGCTGGCAGGGTATGAGGATTATGCTGATGCGTTTATTCACTCTCAATCGCCGCTGGAAACGTCCGCTATCAAGCAGCGCATAGATCGTCAGGTACAGGACAGAACGTTGCTGGCAGAGGCTGGCGGCGCCGGATTTACCAGCAGTCTGGCTATGGGGGTTATTGACCCGATAAACGTGGCAGCAACTTTTATTCCCGGTGGGCTGGCGGTGCGTGGCGGAAGTGTGGCCAGAACAGCCGGTACGCTGGCACTATCAAACGCAGGTGCCGGAGTGCTGTCAGAAACGGCTCTCAGTGCAACACAGGAAACTCGGACGCTGACAGAGAGTGCGCTTAACGTTGCATTTGATGCCACCCTTGGTGGCGTGATGGGATCTGCAATTCAGCTGGTAAAAAACCGGGGCGCGCTGGCTGCTAAGTTCCGTAATGATGTGATCGGTGAACAACAAACTCAACCACAAAATATTCCAAATAATATTCCCGGAGACAGAAGCATCGGTGCAGCTGAGGTGTTCGATACCACGCTGGAACAGGAAGCGATAAAGGGACCATCTTTTGTTAACAGAACAATGAATGTCAGCCCGGTGGGCCGTGTTGCACAGTCACCGTCAAAAATCGCCAGGCAGATAAATCAACAACTGGCTGAGAACAATTTCACCTACGCCAAAAACACAGAGGGGATCGCCTCGTTCGGTGCGGCGGAAACGGCTGTGCGCCGCTTCGATGCGCTGATCTACAAGCAGGTCGAATCCACCAAAGACCACTACAGGCAGTATAAGCAGGCCGCCCGTACCGGCGGTGATACCCGTATGAGTCATATCGAGTTCAGCGAAGCAGTGGGGGATGCCATGCGCAACGGTGATCAGCATGCCATTCCGCAGGTGGCAGAAGCGGCACGCGCAATCCGCCCTATCGTTGAGCAGACAAAAGATCAGATGATTGAGTTGGGTATTTTGCGAGAGGGTGTGAAAGTCACCACGGCAGACAGCTATTTCCCGCGGATTTATAAATTCGACAAAATACTCAGTGATCGGACGGCGTTTAAAAAAATCATCGCCGACTGGCTGGGTGAAACCAATCAGGTTGCCGTCAACAAAGCGCAGGGCAGTCTTGATAAAGCGGTTGCCGGTATTGAACGTGCAGAAAATGCCCGGCCGGCAGCCGATAAACTCGGTGCTGAAATCCGCGAAGCGGAAAGCTGGTCCGGTAAAAAAACAGAACTGCTGTCAGAGGTCGATAAAAATGTCCGGCTGATCGGTGAAAAACAGGCAGTTACTGATGAGCTCAGCGCCCTGAGAGGATTGGAGAAGCAGACAAAGAAACAGGCAAAGCGCCAGGCGCAACTGGAAAGGAAGTTGTCTGCAATTGACAGCGCAGAGCAGACACTGCCAAAGCTACAGCGACACCTTGAGATCCTGGATAAACCGCGTCAGTTCCGCAATGAGCATGTACGACTGTCCCGCCACGCCAATTCACTGACCCGCTTTGATCGCCGCCGCCAGGCAGCCATGCGCCGCATGGAACCAATGGATCGAGAAGGGCTTGAGGCAGCGGCTGACGACATCATCAATAAAATTATCGGCGCACCGGCAGGTATTGTTCCCGGTGAGCTGATCCCGGATGGACTGACAAAACACGCCGGTTTCACAAAAGCCCGTACCCTGAACATCCCCGACGAACGGATAAAAGATTTCCTGGAATCGGATGTGAATTACGTGATGGAAAATTATATCCGCCAGGTGGCCCCGGAAATCGAACTGACAAAACGATTTGGCCGTGTTGATATGGACGGTCAGATAAAAGCGATCACGGAGGACTACAACCGCCTGATATCAGAGGCTGCCACACCAAAAGAACGGGCAAAGCTGGAAAAGCGGCGTGAAGCTGATTTACGGGATATCCGGGCAATGCGTGACCGCCTGCTGGGAACCTACGGCGCACCGAAAGATCCAGCCAGTTTCTTTGTCCGTGCCGGTCGCGTGGCGCGTCACGTTAATTTCCTACGCCTGCTGGGCGGCATGACCATTTCGTCACTGCCGGATATGGCCCGTCCGATTATGCAGCACGGCCTGCGAAGCTCCCTTAAGTCGCTGGGGAAAATGTTGACCGATATCAGCGCTCAACGTATCGCCAAAGCCGATCTGCGGGAGATGGGGATCGGGCTGGAATATGCATTGTCCAGCCGGTCAAAAGTGATTGCAGATCTGAATGACCCGTACAGCCGCCGGTCATTCCTGGAGCGCGGGCTGGAATGGTCATCACAGAAGTTCGGTAACTTCACGCTGATGAACCAGTACACCGACACCATGAAGATGTGGTCTGGTGTTACTACACAGTCCAAGGTTCTGAATGCAGCAAACAGAGTTGCTGGTGGTAAAAAACTCAGCAAAAAAGAGATCACCAAGCTGGCGCACATCGGTATCGATGAATCCATGCTGCGCCGCATTGCAGAGCAGTACAGTCGCCATGGCGAGGATCTTGGCGGGATGTTGACGGGGCACAGCCATCTGTGGGATGACAGAGTCGTCCGCGAGGCTTTCCAGTCAGCAATACTGAAAGACGTCCGCACTACGGTGATCACGCCGGGCATTGGTGACACACCGCTGATGATGAGCAGTGAGTTGGGTAAAATCGTGATGCAGTTTAAAACCTTCTTCTTTGCCACTCATAACCGCGCGCTGGTATCCGGCATTCAGTCCGGTGATGCCTCGTTTTATTACGGCGCATTATTGCAGGTCGGGCTGGGGTCACTGGTTTACGTGCTGAAATCTATGATGGCCGGGCGGGAAATAAACACCGATCCTGCCAACCTGGTAAAAGAAGGGCTGGACTGGTCCGGAATGATGGGGTGGCTGGGGGAGCCGAACAACGTACTGGAAAACCTCAGTGGCGGCACCTACGGCATGAGTGCCATGTTCGGCGGTCCACCGGCATCACGCTATCAGAGCCGTAACGGTATCGGCGCATTACTGGGACCGACATTCGACCTGGGCGGTGATATCAAAAACATCACTGCCGGTGTGCTGAATGGTGAATTTGATGATCGCGAAGTGCGATCTGTACGCAAGTTATTGCCTTTCCAGAACCTGTTTTATTTGGCACCATTACTTAATCAGGTTGAAGAACAACTTAAATAGAGCAGTCTGATGGTTTTATAGAAAATGAAAATAACGGTGTTGATGAACCTGACTCGAAGTCATAATTCAACACCACATTTCTTTGCCTAAACTGATCAAAGTATATATTTCCACCACCGAAAGGCGCGCAATATCTATTCTTGATATTTTTCTTCGTATAAGACGGCACATCGTGGTCAATCATGTTTGATGACTGTTCGTTCTTTGTTGTATCAACGGCACCAACACGAACAAGAATATCAATAGTTCTATCAGTTGCACTTATATAAGTGACTCTGACGCTTCTGTTAATAGTACTAGAAGCGCCAATTAATTCTGGGGTGACAGATTTTGCAAAGTCCCCATCTATTGGTAATGTATAACTCGCCATTGCGGTGCTGGTAATCGAAAGCATTGAAAATAGTACAGCGCTGGATAAGGTTTTCATTATCAATCCAATTGAAAAATATTTGGTATTGATAATACCTGTCTAAGTTAGCGGATGGCTACCACCAATTTAGAAGCACCGGCCTAAACCGGTGCCCGATCACATTATAACTTACTGACGGCGTGTTCGATGTACTGAGCGTGGGTAATGATGGTGTTGATGGTTTTGCCCATATCGCACATATAATCGCGGAGCCACATCAATACGCGCTCGGCTTCTTCCACGTTGTGGCCGTCCCGTTTCAGGTAGGCCAGAAGCTGGTGGAGCGTGTCGTCTTCCGGCGACCGGAGGAAGTCATTGAGGATCTGCGAACGTGACTTCTTCGTTTTCGGGAAGCTGTATTCCTGCGCTACCTGCCCGGCAGGGATGAACTCACCTTCATGAATGGTGCGTTGCAGCTGATCCACCAGCGCCAGCAGTTCCTCGGTAGAGGCATTGCGGGGTAATGATTTATTGATCCGACCGGTGCCGCGGTACTTGGTGAAGTAGTTATCTTCCAGAATCTCAAATACATCCCAGGCGCGATCGGTGTCCAGCATTTTGGCATGACGGGCAGCGCCGCGTTCGGTCCAGAGAATGAGGTGACTGGCTTGTTTATTAACAATATTAACCAGCTTACTTTGAGTAAGTTGCTTCTTAAAATCTTTTAAAATTGAACCAGTTAACTTGAAGTAATGTTTGCCATCGACAAATCTATTTCTGTTGCGTGAATGGTTTACTTGAATGTTTCTGATTTCAGTTTCATATGCATCAGCGAGTAGTTCAGTGGTGATCACTGGCATGCTGTTATGAATGATAGACGGCAGGTGCGATACAGAAATGCTGAGATTAGTCATTTTGACGTCTCCTGTGAGATATTTTACATCACCACCGGAGGTGCAAATCTCTTGGGTGGTGAACTGAGCAGGGTTTGCACTACCGGACTCACAGTACCGGCCTACCTTTCGGTAGCCCTGCCCAGCCCACCATTGAAAAGATGTAGCTGTGCTTTGTGCATAAAAAAACCGCTAACGCGGTTATGCGCTGTGAGTATTCGGCGGGGTGCAAATCCCGGCACCAGATTTTGCTGGTGCATATTCACTATGGCGCATAATTTGGGGGTTGTAAATATACCAATTTGGTCATGTTTTTGGAAGGGGAAATTTGAGGGTAAACGATTTTGAGGATGGGGTTTGTGAGGAATATGGATTATGATTTCCTGAATAAGGATATAACATTGGTGAAGGTATGAAAGATAAAGATCTTAATTATGTAAAAAAAATGAAGCGTGAGAATGTATCAACATTAATTTGCAAATCAATAAAAAGTATTTTTGGTCTGGTAAGACCGGGGGCTCAGATTGTTGCGTTATATGAAAACTACACAAAATATACAAATCAGAAAGAGGTAATAAAGCTATATGAGTTTTTAAAAGGCATTGGAGATGAAGATGCTTCTAACATGATCGAGGCGTTAGGACCTGAATACGCATCGGAAATTATTGATTGTGTTATAAGTGAAATGGAAAATAAAAAATCTATTTTTTATCAAAATTTAGTTGTTAATTTAATGAATGGGAAAGAGGTTGATTTTGCTAAAAAAAGTGAACTTGTTATAATTTTAAAAGATATGACTTTTGAGGATATTCAATTAGCAAAAAAATATTATATTTACAACAAATATGATATTAAAGGATTTCGAGACAGCGATGAACAAATTGATAGTTTATTACCACATGGTAATGGATTATCATTGAAGTCAACAAATAAGCTTGTATCAAATGGCCTTGTTTTTATTGGTGAAAATAAAACATGGAAGAGTGATAAGTATCAATCAACTGATTTACTTGATGAATTTATTACTATGATTCATACGAAAAATGATCTTTCACCAAAAAATTCAGATTTATGTGTAAAAGATAAGTTGGATGCAATAATAGGTTTTGAGAAAAGTATAATAGATGGTAACGAAATCAAGAATGATAAATTCATCTCTGATTTATCTGATAGGTTAAGAGGTTATTTAGATGATACTGGTATTGACTGCATCGTTATAAATGATCTGGATTTTGAAGTTATAAGAAAAGAAAAGACATCAGAGTATCTTATTAAAATAATATTTAATAATGACTACACTTTTTTTACAAAAAGATATATGTCAGAAGATGAGTTTGTAAAAAGGACTAAAATAAATTCTGACGAAGACGATGTTTATAAATTTAATTCTGATGAAAAATCGATACAGGATTTTATTGAAAGTGTTCATTATGATTTACATGAAGCCAAATATGATAATTAATACAAAAACACCGGATTGACCGGTGTTAATTATCAATACCAGATCACTTCTTCAGTGCGGACAACGCAAACTCCAGCCCGGTCCGCACGGTCTCCTTTTGCTTCTCCGTATGCATAACGTAGTTTTTCAGTGCCACCAGCTCTGTCATCGGCCCTGATACATCATGACCATCCTGATCCATCTCCCGCAGTAACTCTTCGATCATCGATGTGATAGAAAGCTGCTTGATTCCGTCATTGTCATTTACTTTTTCTGCATAGTTTTCAGGCGATTGATACACATATTTCTGTTTCATTTCAGATTCCTTTATTGTGCATGATTGCCTTTGTTATCATACCGATACGAAACAAATGCGTTTATGTTATTGGTCATTTCTTGAATAAAATAAACGCCATTATTCCGTATATGGTTTGTTTTGGCTATCCTGTCAGTATTAACCAGGAGAAAAGCCATGACCGTATCAACCGAACTTAGCCATGAAGAGTACACCGGCAACGGTGTAACCACTGATTTCGACTTCCGTTTTCGTATCTTTGAAGCCAAACACCTCGTTGTGTCCGTAGCTGACCCGGACGGAACGGAGCGCATTCTGACGAATGGTACCGACTACACATTGCGCGGTGTAGGCTCGTACCGTGGCGGAAAGGTAATTTTAAAAATGCCGCTGGCGACCGGCTGGAAAATCGGTATTGCCCGTGACCTGCCGGTAGTTCAGGAAACTGACCTGCGCAATCAGGGTAAATTTTTTGCCGAGGTGCATGAAGATGCTTTCGACTACCTTACCATGCTGATCCAGAAATCGCTGGGCTTCCTGTCGCTTTGCCTGCGTAAGCCGAGTTTTATCTCTGATCATTACGATGCTAAAGGCAATAAAATTTCTAACCTCGGAAAGCCGGTAAAAGACGGTGACGCGGTTGATCTCGGCACAATGAAGGAACACATCAGCGCGAAAGATAAACGCTCCCTGCGCGTTGCAGATAAGGATATTCCGGCGCTGCCTGATGCCGCTAATCGTGCCAATAAGCTGCTGTCATTTGATAACAACGGGAATCCGGTTGTTATTGTGCCCGAGTCTGGTAGTGCTGCTGATGTACTGGCTGAGTTGGGTAAACCGGATGGCGTTAAATTATTAGGCCGCTGCCATAACTTGACGGAATTGCGATCTACCGAACCGGTATCTCACAATCAATTAATTTTACTTGAATCAGTATCAGATAGCAGAATTATAGGATCATCATCTTGGTATCATGATGATTCTGACCATAGCACAGAAGATAATGGTATTTGGTGTGTCGTAACATCTGGTGGTAAGCGGTGGAAAATATGTAATTTTGACAAAATAACCAGCCAGATGATGGGGCTTGAGCAGGGAGCCGGAAGTGACAGCAAATCACAGTCAGCTAAAATACAGAAAGGACTTGATTGCGCTCGGGTTTACAAAGATTCCGATTGGGAGGGGCATGCCCATTATCCTGTGATTCTTGGTGGTGGTACTTTCCGAATAGATGAAATATTAAGACCGCGCCGAGTTCCTTTGATTGGCTCTGGGCAAGGAGGTACAACGTTATTCACACTTAACTGTCAGGATGATTATTGTTTGTTTTTTGAACATGACATAGAGTATCAAGGGATGGGGCCTGAGTTAAGAGATATAGCTATTTATGGTCACCCAAAGAAAGGGGTGTTCTTCAATACCGCTGGTGTGAATATGAGCAAGGTTAGCCTGTCAAACATGGGGCAAGGCATGAACCTTAATAGTGCATCTGATATTGTCATTGATTCAGTTGTTTACGACCAGGTGCAGATAGGGCTGAGGATGGGATACTGCAAAAATGCAGTGATAACAAATCAGGTATTCTTTTTAGGTGGATATGGTATTTTTATCGAAGAAGCTAATACTCAAATATCACTGAATAACATAACATTTCAGTACTATAATGTTGGGGTGGTGTTTGCAGGTAGTGGAAACGATGTGAGCATTTCAAATAGTTCATTTTTATTGAATGGCCCACAAAGTTCTGATTCTAAGTTCGGCGGGTTTGTTTCTATGGCCCATGGTCAAAATAAACTTAAGCTAAGTAACTGCACTATGCGAAACCCTCATGGGTATGCTGTTAGGATTGTGGGAACAGCTGGCACTTGCGTCATGATAAATGATTTATTTATTTCAGGTAAACCAAATGTTCCTGATCATGGTAGAAATAAAGGTGCTGGAATTCTTTGTAATGACCAGCAATTAATCGCTAAAAATATCACTTTTGACGAAATAAGTGGGTATATGCTGGAATCTACTTCCGGGGTACCTGTAGATATTAGTATTGACGGTATAAGTGAAACATCAAGTAAATCTGCGGTCGATGTTCCTACATATTTTAACATTACCAATACTCACGCTGATTCCACAATTGAAATATCAGGGATTAATTTCGATATTGAAAAGGATTTATATGATGCATCTGTAAATAAAAATTCCAGAGTTAACATAAATTACCAGAATAATAAGCTGTCATTCTTTAGAAAAGGAGCATTCGATACAATATATACAAGGTTCCCAGTTTCAGCAAACAGGTCATATCTTGTTAAGGTATCTAACTCGACAAGTGGAACTTTCATTGTGTCTCTTGATACCAATACTGGAAACACTGCATTAAACATTATAAAACTGAAAGATGACCCATCAATAAGTTTTTACATAGGTGACCACCACTCTAAAACAATAGGGATTGACGGAAGAATCCTAACGCACTTTATTAGTGTTGGATGGCATAAGAGCAACGGAGAACAGGCATTAGTAACGGTTACTAGCATTTAGTTTTTAAGCGCTGTATTATTATGCATAAATAGCGATAATGGTTGATTTTTATGCAGCAAAAATACAATGCAATTCAAGCGCTGAGATGGATTTCGGCGCTTTTGGTTATAGGGTTCCATTCCCGTGGTTTTATGAACGATATCTATGTTCAAAAAAACCTTGGAGATATGATGTTCGTTACTGGCGCCGCTGGCGTTGATATATTTTTTGTTATTAGTGGATTCATCATATCACTTGCTACATCCAGAAAGGAAAGCATAGTTTCTTTTTACATAAAAAGAATATTTAGAATATATCCTGTTTACATATTTCTTGTTGTTGTGCTCTTATTGTTAGTTGGGAACTATAATAATTCTGATATAGTAAGATCGCTATTTATGATTCATAATAATTATAAAAGTGAAGCGCCAACATTCGGATATTCGTTGATATTTACAACATGGTCATTAACGTATGAGCTATACTTTTATATTATATTCAGCTTGGCTATGCTGATTAATCATAAATACAGGGTAATAACAACATGCATAATGATATCAGCCATATTGATTATTAGCCAACTTTACACAAATGGTGCTCCTTTTATTGATGCTGCACATAATATAGAAAATAACTCAAACGGGCTCGCGGTATTTTTATCTAATCCTATATCTATTGATTTTATATATGGGTGTTTAATATATACTGTATACTCATTAGGAATTGTTGATTTCTTTGCTAAAAAAATCAACACCAATATATTAATAGCGATTATTTTATCTGGATTGGCCGTGTCTTTTATAATTATTTTTTCAAATTATAGATATGGATATGGTCCTCTTCGATGGGGAATGCTTGGTGCTGCAATTGTCTTCCTTTGTGTCGCCTATGATAGATATTTGAAATTTGAAATAAATAGAGTTTGGATATATCTTGGTGATATTTCATATTCAATATATCTAACCCATGTTTGTGTATTAGTATTCCTTAATACATACGGAGGGTTGTTTTCATGGTATATTGCCATTAATGGAATATCACGAGTTCTATTTATTATCATAGCATCGATTGTATTATCAGTGTTTACATATGAGTTAATTGAGAAAAGAGGAATTAAACTCGGGAAAAGCTTGATTAGTATGGTCACGAGAAATAAAGCATAAGTGCATTTTTGTTTATCTTTTTTATGCTGTAGCATCATGGTTATTTAATAATCATGGTGCTACGCAATGCATGAAGACCTCTCTGTAAAAACCACGCTCAGCCTCGCTGCGTTCTTCAGCTACTTTGCCGGGCTGCCTGCCGAGGTGGTGATGGGATCCCTGATGGGGGCTATCTATTTCATCACTGCCGCAACGGAATACACGCTGCTGCGCCGGTCGGTGCTGGCGCTGATCAGCTTTATTTCCGGCCTGCTGTTTTTCAGTCCGGCAGCGGCCATGTTCATCAAAGTAACCAAGATATTTGAGATCCCACCTGACGCCTACAGCATCGATAGCATCGACGCCGTGGGCGCTTTTGTATCTGCATTACTGTCGGTGAAGCTGAGCATTAAAGCGTACCGAAAAGCGGATAGTCCGCAAGGAGGCAATGATGTTTGAGAAAGTATTGATCATTCTGAATGCCGTCATCTGCTCAGTGATTTTTGTCCGAGTGTTTTCGTTCAGACGAAACGGCCGGCAGCACTGCGCAAAAGGGGCATGGATAGCCTGGCTCATTCTCTCTTATTCCGCGAGTGTGCCGGTGCGGGCCTACTTTGATCCTGTCTATCACGCTGATATCACCAGCGTGATTTCAAATCTTCTTATCTGTGCTGCGGTGCTGGTGTATCGCGGCAATGTCATGTCATTTTTTAGAGCGGGGTGATTTATGCCGGAACAGGTTAAACAAAAAATCTTTAAAGATGGTTTCGTTAATACGGGCGCGCGGGGGATCCGCAATAACAACCCCGGGAATATCCGTCACAGCAATTCAAAGTGGCAGGGACTTGCAGCGACACAGCCGGATAGCAAATTCTGTGCATTCATTTCTGCCGAGTTCGGCATCCGTGCGCTGATGAAGCTCCTGCAGACGTACACCAAATACCAGGGTAAACCAAATATCGGCTGCGGTAAGATCGATACCGTGGAAGAAATTATTGAGCGGTGGGCGCCGTCTGGTGATAACAACCACACAGAGAACTACATTAAACGGGTCTGTAAAGAAACCGGCTTTGGCCGTCACGACTGTTTAAATCTGTATGACAAAGACACGTCACTCGCAATGGCTAAAGCGATTGTCGCTGTCGAAAACGGCCAGCAGCCATACGTCGATGATGTTTTTAAACGAGCCTGGACACTTATCTGATGAAGAATACAGCCATTGCACTGATCGCTCTGGCTATCTCTTTCACTGCTGGCTGGTGGGCCAGCAGTACCCTGCATGACAACCGGCAGATGAAAGGGCAGATCGCCGGCCAGCAGCAGGATGAGAAAGATGTGGCCACAAATATTGAGCTGCGCCGGGAGGCAGACGAACGGCAGCAGGTAAGCATTGGGGAATATCAGGATGGAAAAAAGAGTGATACGATACGCACAGAGGCTCTGCTTGATCGGGTGCTTAATCATTTTGACCGCATGCAGCAGCCAGCCGGTGCCGAGAAAGCAGAAGTTGCAGATCCAGGCCACGCCGATACCTGCAGAACTGAGAGAGACAAAGCCGGTGAACTTTCTCGACAACTACGAAGCACACTTGAAAAGTATGGGCGTGAAGCTCAGCGGGCTGATGAGAATACCCGGCTCCTTAATCTCTGCATCATTGACCTGAGAGCAAAGGAAAAACTGCTCGAAAATTACCGGTGAAAAAGTGAACAGATTCAGGTGTGACGGTATCAGTGACGGTATATTTTTTTATGTATAAAAATAAAAATATATAAATCAATAAATTAAAAACACAGAATATAATTGAGTGGGAATGATTTCGCGTCTGGCAACAGCCTGCACGTAAAAGCAGTAAAGTACCTCTAAGCCCGCGTAACTGCGGGCTTTTTTGTTTTTATGTCTGGCACTTTCTGGCAGCTGTTAGCAACGGGAAGCACGGTTTTTTCAATGGAATTTTTGATGGTACTCTCTGGTTTTGAATTCAGGTTTGAAAAAATACCATGTAATAAATTTCGGTTGAGTTATGGTATTTGTTTTATATAACTCAATTAAAAACAGAGAGTTAAATAACTTTTCTGGATTTTTTACAACATGGTATTTTTTGATAAAGGAAAACAATAAACCATGTTGACTGACACCAGGCTGCGTCACCTTAAGCCGAAGGAGAAACTCTATAAAGTTAATGACCGTGATGGTCTGTATGTTGCGGTCACTCCGGCTGGAACGATCTCATTTCGTTATAACTATTCAATAAACGGAAGACAGGAGACCGTTACTTTTGGCCGCTATGGTGTGGGAGGGATCACGCTTGCAGAAGCGCGTGAACGGCTCAATGAAGCCAAAAAATGGTTGCCGGTGAAAGATCGCCAGCGAGGGAAAAAGCTAGAGATAAAGCGCGTATCAAAGATGCGGAGACTTTTGGTGCATGGGCTGAGAAATGGTTACGCGGCTATCAAATGGCTGAATCGACGCGTGATATGCGGCGTTCAGTATATCAAAGGGATTTGAAGTCAAAATTTGCGCAGCAGAAATTGACCGAGATTACACATGAATACTTACGCGCATTAACCGATAACATTGTCGAGAGAGGGGCACCGGCGACAGCTGTGCACGTCAGAGAGATTGTATTGCAAGTCTATCGCTGGGCTATTGAGCGCGGTCAGAAGGTTGAGAATCCCGCTGATCTGGTACGGCCTGCAAGCATAGCGAAATTTGAGCCTCGTGACAGGGCATTGACGCCAATTGAAATTGGTCTGATGTATCGGTACATGGAACGGGTAGGAACGACGCCATCAATCAGAGCAGTGTAGTGGTTTAATAAATTTGGCCACCTGAACAGAGGTGATATGCTCACCTCAGGACAACACAGGTGCTTTAATGAAAAAACGAAATTTCAGTGCAGAATTCAGACGTGAATCCGCTCAGTTAGTGGTGGATCAGAACTATACGGTTGCAGATGCCGCAAACGCCATGAATGTCGGACTTTCCACTATGACCCGGTGGGTAAAGCAGCTACGGGATGAACGTGCCGGCAAAACACCTAAAGCCTCCCCTATCACGCCAGAGCAAATTGAGATACGTGAGCTGAAGAAAAAACACCAACGTATTGAAATGGAAAATGAAATATTAAAAAAGGCTACCGCGCTCTTGATGTCAGACCCCCTGAACAATTCTCGATAA